CCTGTATAATTCTTTATAATAAGAAGCAGTAATCATTGGTTTGGGAAGGCTGGAAAAGGGTGAAGGTATGCCGAAGCTTGTGTGGGTGAAGATCTGGCAGCCCGCAGCGATCAGACAGTTTTTTCAGATAGCGCGTTGGGCTTTGCGGGTGCATCGGCTCTGGGCTTCCTTCTTGGGTGAAAATATAAGCGCTCACGGCCTTTGACGCCTGTTCTGTGCGGAGTTTGCGCAAAAGGGCGGTCGTATCGTCTCCAACATAAACGGTGCGTGTCTGCCCGCTTTTAGGTGTGTCCATGTATACGCCCTTCGCTGGCGTATAGCAGAGATTTTTTGTAATGGTGATTTCGCCAGTCTTGAAGTCTACATCTTCCCATTTCAGGGCGCAGCACTCACCGCGCCGGATTCCCGTATCGATCAGGATATGAACAAGCGCCTGCCATTTCAGCGGTTCCTTACGCAGCGCAGAAAGAAGCGTGCTGACCTCTTCTGCCGTATATGCCGCAGGCGCAGCGGCCTTTGCTTCGCCCTTTCGCGGCTTCGGGCGCTCGACTTTATCCATCGGATTTTGCTGGATCATATCGCCCAGGTACGCCATTTTGAAAAGCCCGTGTAAAATAGCATAGACCTTAACAGCGGTCGCGTGTGCTTTCCCTTTGGCCTGAATATCGAGAAGAAGCGCCGCGATTTGAGCGGGCGTGATCTCCGGCATTTTGATATTGCCAAGTACCGGGTAAACTTCACGATCTAAACAGCCCTGATAGCTGTAGCGCCCGTTCTCGCTGATTGTGACAGCCTTTGCGGGCATAAACACCCGTTCTCCGTATTGTTTCAAGGTCAGGATACGTGCGGCCTCAGCGGCCTCCTGCGCGTCCTTCTCGCGCTGCTCTGCGCGGCTGATGATCTCCCCAGCATTGCATTGCCGCTCAAATTCAGCGGCTACAGACGCAAGCTCCCGGTCAATCGCCCGTTGGCTCCAGCCGTCCGGAACATACCAGCGTTTTGTCAGGTAGGATTTGCCGCGCCCACGGCTGACACGGATCTCAAAGAAGGTTTGACCCGATTTGTTAACCTTTTTTCGCGTAGACGGCATAGCTATATATCCCACCTTCCCGCTCCATGCTTGCATGGGGCTTTATTTTTTGTCTTCGTCTGTTTCCTGCGGACGCTGATATTGCGGAGTTTCTGTGAGCTTTTCCACATAATCCGCCACTTCTTTCAAGTCTTCTGGCTTTAAGTGTTGAAGGAAGCACTTGCTTGCTGCAAGCATCCCGTCAGTGTTGAGTTTTTCATAAGAACGCAGAATACGATCTTCGTCTGACGTGTATTTTACGATAAGCCCCGCTTTTTCAACCACATAATCTGTAACGATCTTGCATTGCTCGTCAACCGGCACAAGCTCTGTCCAGTCAACGTTTAGGGCGGCAGCAATCTTCCTCAGCATTTCAAGCGATAATGATATATCACCATTTTCATATTTTGAAACCGTAGCCCGATTGAAGCTCAATTTCTCTGCTAGTTCCTCTTGCGTTATTCTTGCTGCTTTGCGAATTGCTTTAATCCTGTTTTGCTCCATGTCTCTACACCCTCCTTTAGTTTTAATTGTACCTCACTGGCACATTCTTGTCAAGAATGTGCGCACACGTTCTTGACAAGCACGATAAGAAGTGATATAATGTGCCTATAAAGCACAAAGCAAAAGGAGGACGCACATGTACATCGACTCTTTCTCCATTGAATCGCTGCTTGCTGAGCAGGGGCTGACGAGAAAAAAATTTGCTGAACGCTGCGGTATCTCGCGGCAGAGCATCTCAACGATCATCCGCCGCGGCACCTGTGAGCCGCGTACGGCTGGGAAGTTGGCGGCAGGCCTCGGAGTGCAGGTGAATGACATTGCTGTGAGGGAGGCGCGCGTAAAATGACGCCATTTTTAAAAATTCCTGATGCGTGCAAAGCGACAGGGCTAAGTCAATTCGCGCTGCGCCGCGGCTGCAAGGACGGCTCTGTTCCGCATATCAAGGTCGGAACAGTCTACTTGATAGACGTCGAAGCGCTGCTTGAAAAGCTTCACGGCGAAGCTGCGGCAAACACACAGAGCGAGGGCGGGCGCTGATGGCGGCGGAGAAAAAATCCTTCGTTCTGTATCACGATATCAGAACGCCTCTGGAATTGCTGACGGATGAGCAGCGCGGGAAGCTGTTCCTTGCCCTGCTGAACTACTCCGAATACGGCGACCTTCCAGATTTCGACGGGGCGTTGCTAATGGCATTTGCCTTTATTCGAACGTCACTTGACCGTGATGCGGAGGCGTGGGCAGAAAAGCGGGCAAAGCGTGCAGAGGCGGGGCGGAGCGGAGGTCTAGCAAAAGCAGCAAATGCTAGCAATGTTAGCAGCTCCAAGCAAAACGTAGCAAATTTAGCCGTACCCGTAAGCGTAAGCGTTCCCGTACCCGTAAACGTTAATACTCCCAACACAAGTGTTGGGAAAGAGAAGGCGGCGGACAAGCCGCCGCGCGCTTCGCGCTTCACACCTCCCACCGTTGATGAGGTCAGGGCTTATTGCCAAGAACGTGGGAACAGTGTTGACCCGGAACGGTTCGTAGACTTCTACGCTTCAAAAGGTTGGCTTGTCGGCAAGACGAGGATGAAGGATTGGCGGGCGGCTGTGCGGTCGTGGGAGCGGTCAGATTCACAGCAGAAGGCGCAGGACAAAGACAGGATTCGCAGCTACGACGCAGACGAATCCTTTGTGTGAGGGGGCAACGATATGAACGTATCAGGAATGGTGAACCGACTTGCAGGGGATGTCCAAAAGATGGACACCCCCGGAGATTACCGGGAGAACGGCATCGTGCATTGTGCCGTTTGCGGCGAGCCGAAGCAGGCACGCAAGCAGTTGCCGGACGGCAAGGGCGGTTTCGTTGAACGCCTTGTACCTATCTCCTGCGCCTGTGTTCGGGCAAAGGACGAGGCCGCAAAGCAGAAAGACCGGCGCGATCAGTTTATGTCCTCGGTGGAACAGATGTGGGCAGCGGATCAGTTGCAAATCCCGAATTGTCTGCGTAAAACCTTTGACGCTGACGACCGGCACGCGGCAAACGTTTCGGAAGTCTGCCGCCGGTACGCGGCGCAGTGGTCGAAGATGAAGCAGGAAAATATCGGCGTTCTGCTGTTTGGCGCTGTCGGCGCAGGAAAAAGTTTCTATGCCTGCGCGATTGCGAACGCGGTTCTGGCACAGCTCGATTCTGCTGTTGTTACCAGCTTCCCGCGGATTCTGAATCTGCTGCAATCCACGCAGGACAAACAGGCGCTGCTTGACCGAATGCAGCGTTATTCGCTGCTGGTGCTGGATGATCTCGGCGCGGAGCGTGATACGGCGTATGCTGCGGAGCAGGTTTTTAACGTCGTTGATGCCCGTGTGCAGACCGGCTTGCCGCTCATCGTGACTACCAATCTGTCTCTCGCCGAGATGCAGCAGGCGGATTCCATGCAGCTAAAGCGCATCTACGACCGCGTGCTGGAACTTTGCCCCGTGCGGATCAAGTTGGAGGGCGAGAGCCGACGCACACAGAATGCACAGCAGCGGCTTGCGGTTGCAAACGATCTTCTGAAGCCGTCTGCGCGCACATAAAAAACCGCCCTTCCGAGCGGCTCCTGTGCGGCGTGATCCTGATGAAAATCATTGTAGCACAGGAGGACAGGACATTGCAAGCACAAACAGAACGCGCCGCGCAAACGAACAGAATCGCGGAGGCTGTGCAGCGCGGGCAGCTGGATACTCTGACGCTTTGGGCAGCTGTCCGGGGCTACGCTGCGAAAAAGGCCCTCCGCTGGGTGGCTGCGCTGCATCACCGCTGCGGCGTGGAACTTGACGATCTGATGCAGGAAGCCTACCTTGCCATGCTGCGGGCTGTCAGACTGTGGAGGCCGGACGGCGGCACGGGCTTCATCGGCATCTATGAATTGACGCTGCGGACTGCATTTGCGGACGCATGCGGTATTCGGACAGTGCGAAGCAGAAGCGATCCATTGCAGACCGCCGTTTCGCTCGACGCGCCGGTTGGCGAAGACGGCGAGGAAGCCGGGACGCTGGGATCTCTGGTGCCGGACGAAAGCGCCGAACGCCCGTTCTTGGGTATCGAGCAGCAGGAGCTTGCAGACGCTGTACAGGAATCCCTGCAAAGCCTGCCGGAGAATCTGAGGGAAGCCATGATCGACGCTTTTTGGTACGACAAGCCGGTCGACGCAAAGCTTCGCACAACTGCCCTGAAAGCGCTCAGACATCCAACGATCAGCCGGACATTGAGAACGTATATTTAGCGCTTTTTACCGCTTTTCGGCGGCTGGAAGCGCGGAAGGAAGTGAGAAATTGACACCACGAAAGGAAAAGGCACTGCAAGCGCTTCTAGTGAGCCGCACACGGGCAGAGGCGGCAAAGGTGGCCGGAATTGCAGAAAGCACCTTGCGCAGCTACATGCAGGACAGTGAGTTCGTAGACCGCTATAAGCAGGCGTTTGGGGACATGGTGCGCGACGCGACCCGGCAGGCACAGCAGACATTGAGCCCTGCGCTGTCCACCTTACGGGAGATCATGGAGGACAAAGGCGAACAGGCGCAGGCGCGCATTTCTGCCGCCCGCTCGGTGCTAGAATACTCGCTGAAGCTGTGCGAACAGACGGATATTCTGGAGCAGCTGCGTGAACTGGAAAAATGGAGGGAGGAAACCGATGGGCGGAGTTAAAGCAAGGCTGGACGATCTGCGCAAATTTGCAGAACGGGGCAGAGGAAAACAGCTTGTCTTCCTGTATCGGACACCGGACGGAGCAGAGAGACGCGGCAGCATCGATGATCTTATTTCGGACGATGGTGCATTTATCCGCGTCCTGAGCGGGAACCGGTTGAGCGATCTTGACAAAATGCTGGAATATGAATTGAGGACACTCACATGCAAGGAATAAAAGCACGCCTTGACAAGCTGAACAGCTTCCGGCTTGAACAGAAGGGCGATATTCCGCCCGTTGATTCTGTCGCATTTCAGATGCGGTTTCTGATGTTTCCTATATTTTTGGGAGAAGCAAGCTTTATGAGTTCGGGAGAAAAAGCGGCGGTGCTCGCGCTGAACCCACTCGATTATGAAGAGGGCTACAGCCGTGACACGGTATTAGAGGCACAGGAAATTATCAGGCGTGAGGACACGCAGAAAGGAAAATTATGAGCAGATACAACACATACGCACGGCAGCTTGACGCTGCTTTCAAGACAGCCCGAGACGAATACGCTGAGGCTTATAGCAGCCTTGAGCAGGCACGGCAGGCAGACACCGATGCGAAGGCGTGGAGGCCTAACGACACTGCCGAAGACAAGCAGCTGCGCACTGCAACAGCGGCGCTCGATCTGAACAAAGCAGACGCAGAATTCAAAATTGCAGATGGCCGAATCTGGCCGGAGTTTGACGCGAAGTGCAAAGAGCTGCGCAAGGCGCTTGAAAAGGCCGTTCAGAAGGACGGGCTTGCAAACCCGGAGGCAATTGACGCAAACGCGCTAGAACTGCTGAAATCGGGTGTGCTGACCACGGAAGATTACTATTCTCTCGCGGAGCGGTACGACGGCAACAGCACCATGTTAAAGCTGCTTTCCAAGTACGCACTGGACGCCGCCGATGGCACGGACGATGTCAAAGAGGCAGCAGCACTGCGTATGCTTTCTGACAACTGCAAAACAGGTGCAGGCTCGGTTCTACGGGCGTGGAACGAGCTGGAGGGGCTTGCAGGCTACTGTTCTGGCCGCGGCGGAAGCAGAAACGCACACACTTCCCCTGATTTTGCAATCAGCATGGGAAAATGGTGGGAAGAGTTGGCCGGTCAGTCTATCGAGAATTTTTAAGGGGGCAGATATGGGATATATGATCATCGGGGCGGGACTTTTCCTCGCGGGCGCATTCTTCGGAATAGTCTTTGAGAGCTACGGGGAAATCTGGCAGGAACGGAGAGATAAGCACCATGACAACCGTTGAGTTCAAAGATCATAGCGCGGAATGCAAAGAGGAAATCGAGTCGCGGGCGTTGAAAGCGCTTACGATGTGCGGGCTTGTGGTGGAGAAATTCGCAAAGCAGCTTGCACCGGCAGACACCGGCCTTTTGCGCAACAGTATCACGTGGGCACTCGCCGGGAAAAAGCCAGCAGCGAAGTCGTACAAGGCCGATAAGCCAAAAAACGGCGTGATTCAGACGGGCGAATACAGCGGCACAGCACCGAATGATGATGAATTATCCGTTTTTATCGGCACAAACGTTGAATACGCTCCATACGTGGAGCTTGGGACGTCACGGCAGGAAGCGCAGCCGTTCTTGAAGCCCGCAGCGGCGAACAGCAAAAACGCGCTGGAACAGTGCTTTAAAAAGGCGTTCGAAGAATGAGCACGAAAGGATGGTGTAACAGGCCAACAGCCGGGGGAAAGCTCCGGTGTCCGTCGGCAGCGCTTGCGGAGCCGCCCACTCTTTGCAACGTTGCAAAATCCTGCGCGAAGCACTGCGCAGGTACGCCGCTAAAGCACCTGCGGCGTGCTGACCAT